TGAAGCGTTGCGATAACGATGATCTAATATCTGGACTGGAAAATATCCGTTGTTAACAAAACAAGCATAATCGTCCGGCATAACAACAGCGACATCTGTGCCAGGTAAAACAGATTTTCTCATTTCCTTTATAAGATGAAAATGCTCCTCTTTTAAGCAATCAAATACCCCGTATGTTATAGCGGATTTAGACATATTTATTTACTAAAGATTAAACTGAAAAAACTTTTATTCTCTTTGCAGAAACCTCTGAAATAGCGAAGTCTTTCAACCAAGCGAGCGTGATATAAAACCTTCCAATTCTTTGTCTTTGCTTCTTCCTTCTTAATATCGATTACATTTAGAATTTGGATTGGCTTGATCAGCTCCTTGTCTATTTTATTTTTAGTAAAATAATCTGGGTCATATTTAGCGCCGTCAGCGTGCTTAACAGCGGCTTCTTGAATGTCGCGAGGATATTGCAAGAAGTCGTGCATATTCTCCTTAGCCAGTTTATTTTCTTCTTCTGTCTGGATAAGATTTTCCAGATATTTAAGCTGGTGAGCAGAAATCATCTGGTCGATTGCTTCAAACGAAACAACCGATGAATTAAAGCTTTCTATTGGCTGCTCCTTTAGAAACTCGGCCAACTTTTCTTCGAATTTTTTTTCTTCCATATTTTTAAAAATTATTGAGCAGTCGGCGGCATAATACCAGCTGATCTACCCGTGTTATTATTACTATCTAAAGTTGCATTAGCTCCGGCATTTGCTCCAGCAGCTGCGGAAGAAGCGGCATTCATTGCTCCGCCGCCAGCTAAAGCAGCTTGCTGTGTCATCTGATCTCTTTCTCTTTGGCCGCTTTCGATATAAGCAGTATAGTGAGCTTTAATGTGAGCCATTGTAGCGTCAGTCTTTTCAGCCTGGGAGTGTATTACGATATGGGACAGATGATCTTCTTCAAGCTTTATTTCCGGCTCATTGCTGTTCTTGCTTAGCAATTCATTTTCAACCTTTGCCCAAGCTTCGTCTGGACTATCTGGAACCATAATTTCAATCATCTCTGGAGCTAGGCTATTTAAGCGAAGCATATGTCTTTTCGAGAAGTTGCGAGAAGAAGCTGGTAAGCTAGGATCGGAAAAGAATAACGGAGCAATAGAAGCAAAAGCAATTCTATCTCTGTTTCTTTTATTTTCGATATCAAGCTTAGAAGCAATAACAATGTCTGGATCTTCGTTGGTGATAAAAGATTTTCTGGTTATCTGAGAATACTGAGCGCCAAGAGCTGATTGAATTCTGATAATTTTCTTTTCTGAAGCTGGGAAGTTCTGGCGATAAAGTCTATACCATAATTTCCAGAAGCGTCTTTCTCCCCAACCGTTAATCTTAGAGCCAAGTAGATAACGCAAGTTAGCATTGGCTTGGACGATTTCTTGTTCGCCGAGTGTTCTTTGCTGTTCGCTCATAACGCCTTGAGAATTCTTTGAAGCGCCAGTTGCAATTTCAATATCAGCGTCAAGAGCTGCTTCGGTGTTTAAGCTTTCTCCAAGACGAGAGCTGGCCTTATTAAGCGGCATAACGATATTGTTTCCAACATCGCCGCGGACAGCAATAAACTTATTGAAAGCAAAGTCCAGATCTCTGCGGTTTAAAATCTTATCGCGATTGTATAAATACATCGGATAAATATTTGCCTTCTCAGCTGCTATTCTTAAATTCTTAAAGATTGATTTAGCGCGCTGCTTATCTTCAACTAGATCAGGGATAGAAACACCGAATGGATCTTCGGTTTGAGGCATATAATAATTCAAAGTAATCGGGAATGGAACGCGAGCTGGATTTTTCTTTTCTTTAGGTGTTACCGGTTCTATTTCTTCGCAACGGAAAATAGCAGTTACGCCGTCGTCAACGGTTACTAGATATTTTCTAACAATTCCGTCATCACCTTTTAACATTGTAAAGATATCGACCATATCATAGGCTGCGTTGTCGCTATCTCCCATTTGGTGATCAGTATTTGAAAGTCCTTGCGCTTCTTGATAAGCAATTCTATTTTGTTCTAGCTCAGAAGCTTCTTTGTTTGCAGTTTTCTTTGGAAGTAAATCCAGATTAAAGAAGCCGCATTCTTCAGTCATTTCGCCGCGGGTATATTCAAGCTCGAAGCCGTGCCAGCGATAATTCTTAGCGTCCATTCCGCCTTTAGGATCTGGAAGCCAAGCAAGAGCTGATAAATGCTTAGCAATAGGAGTTTTAGTTTGCTCATTCCATTCAGATATTTGACGAATACCAACGCCAAAAAATAAACGATCCCATTGTGTCTGATAGTTTATAATATCCATTTCCATTTCGTCGTAATCAAATTTGGCAATATGATCAGCATTCGCTGCTTGAGTAGTATCGCCAACTTCACGACCCTGGAAACTAACTTGCATTTCATCGGAGTAATAAACAGCAAGCATTGTTGTCATCACATTGAATATCGAAGTGTCGCCGATCTTGTCAGTTTGTTTGCGCTGATTATTGTAAAGCTTAAAGCGCTGTCTGAATATTTCTCTTTTATCTTTTACATATTCACGCGAAACAGAAATCTCCTGCTTAATCTGTTGCAGCGCTTTATCGTAATCGATATTTATTTCTGCGGCATTTTTTCTTCACCGACAACGGTTGTTTGTGTGCTCATATTTTTTAAATTTCTGCAAAGATTGAGCCGGCAAATAGCTTAACATTGCAATTTATAATAATTTAGTATGGATCATCTTCTACATTGCTAACAAAAGAGCTGGGATAACTATCTGGCTCGAATGGATCATCTTGAGGATTGTGGTGCGGTTGCTTTTTATTCTCTCCAGCTAAAGGAACGACAATGATATCTGCTCCGTAAGCTTCAGCGTCTGATAAATCATCGTGCTTAGCTGAGGGAAAATCATAAAGTTCTTCAAGCAAAATGTTAGTATCTCCAACTGTACGGAAAATCCCGTCTTCTCCGATATTACCGACAGAAATTATCTTTCCTGTTTCATAGTAGCCCTGCAAAGCGCCAAGAATTCTGCCCTCTTTGTTTCGTCCGCCTGGTTTAAGTTCTTCTATAACTGGATAACTCGAGCGACGACGCTTTTCTTCTTCAAAGAGTGGCACGACTTGATCTTCAAATCCTTTCTTTTCAATGCCAATTTTTATTAGCCCATAAGGAACCCATTTCTCCCAGATTTCAAAGATAAGTTGAATAGCTCCTAAAATATTTCTTCTTTCCCGGCGACATTCTACACGATAGCGAACGCCGTTTGGATCAACGAAGACAACGATAGCTCCAATCCAGTCAGAAGTTGCGGTTGTTGTGTCAGAAGTATCAATCATCGCATAGCCATTAAGCGTTGTTTTACGGCGTAGCTTTTCAAATTCAGCCATTGTGATTGTCTGAGCGGGAACGCGATATTGTCCGGTGCCGTCTGGTTTATCAATCATCTTCCAAAGCCATTCAAATTTAAACTTCCTGTCTTCTTCAGAGATAGGATCATTTAAATATTCTTGTGAGTAAGCACTTGTTGATTGTCCGCTTGACATCATATCTTTTCTTTTAGCAGCTAATATTTCTTTAGACCAGCGAGCTGGCCATAAAAAGCTATCAGCTGGAGCAGTTTCTGGATCGTTTCCAGAGTGAGCTCTATAAATTGTTCCGTTGTGAGCAGCTATATTGTTGTTTAGTAAGCTGTCCTGGTGAAGAATAGTCCCAAACATTTTGATTGAACCGTCGATATCAACTGCTGGTTGAACGCCTTTGTTAAAGTTATTCTCATATTTTCGGCGCTGTTCGGGATTGTTGATATGCTCATCTTCTTCGATATCGTCGCAAATAATTCTTGTCGGACGCCAGGCACGAGTTTTAAGTCCACGAACGCCGGAGTTAAAACCTTTACCACGAAGACGAACGCCATTGATCACCACATCTCCTTTAGCTTCTGGATTTTTAGCTGCTTGGAATTCAACTGCTTTATCCCAGTTTTTATTTACCAACTGTCCATAAGCTCTTAGAATTCTTTCGTTGTCTATAAATTCATCGTGAACGCCCTTGATAACTTCAGCCGCTTCATTAAAAGTTTTTTCAATGATAACGATGAAACGATCAAGGCCATTAACGATAGAGAAGTCGCAGCAAGTCTGAAGAACGGTTGTCTTAGAAAAACCACGAGGAGCAGCCGTATATTCATTCTTAGAAGAAAAGAATTTTCTGATTAAGTCCCGGTGAAATTCTGGCGAGTTATCCCGAAAATAGTGAGGCAAAAAGAAATGTCCCCAAAGTAAAACTTTGTCGATCATTTCTTCTTCTGTTTCCCAGCTGTGAAAGAACGGCTTAAGAATGTCCCAGCGATCAGCTTTTAAAATAGCAAATAGCTTTTTCTCTACGCCCGGAGTTTTAAATGGAGCTTCCCTCATATCTAGTTATATTATAGCAAAAAAAGCGCGATTACGCCACGCTTCCTTCGATCGCTGGTTTATCTTTGTTCTCCGAACCATAAAATTTTTGTTCCAAATTCTGAATAATAATATTTATTTCTTGCGGCGGTATTGGTTCTGGTGCTTCAAACGGATCTTGTCGCTTCTGGTCTTTAGCAAAATCAGCAACAAATTCCAAAAATAATCTAGCTGCTATCATATTGCCAGCAATGCTTTCGTGTTTAACGGCTAATAAAACATCGGCGAGATCATCAAAATAATATTGCTTGATCATTGCCATTCTAACCTTGTTAAATTTCTCATCACGAAGCAAGCGATAATACATCGTGTCATCAATTCCTAGCTTAGCGCATATCTCTTTCCTGCTTGGTCGCAAAGCCTTTGGAAGTGAAGCATAATAAATCAATTCTTTGTGATATGGTTTATTAAATCCGTCGCGCTCAAGTTTTTTTTCTATTCTACCCAATACTGCTAGCGTGTTTTGGTATGGTGTTAGAGCCATAGTTATAATTTATACTTACTAATTCATTATTTTTTAATTTGTCTTTGATATATATTTCAACGCGCGGCCTGTCTGGATCAACTCTTAACCGGCGTCCGTCATCATCAATATATTTCGAGCTGTCATCTTTTACAAGGCGCTTCTGAACGAAAGCGTCAATAATTCCCTTGCACATTGCTTCATAGTTATCGCCGTCCCTTGTTCGCTCAGTTTCAAAATATAATTTAAAAAAGAAAGCAACGCGCCCTTTAAATTTAGCTGGCAAAATATTTTCTGATATTGCTTCCTCAATAAAAGAGTGAGCTATCTTTTGCCACTTGTGCTTTAAAACAACAATGTCGCCTTCTTTTTTCCCGTATGTAATAACTTTGTTTATGCTGTCTGGTGAAGTTGGAATTATTAACTTGTAATTTTCTATTTGCATTTTAAAAAGGTTTATCAAAGATTTCTCGAGCCGCGTCTGGATCAGCTGGAAGTTCGTCAACCTTTACCGGCGCAACTTTAGGCGGGTGCTTGGCAATATCCATTCCAACTTTAACGGCCTCTAAGATTTCGTCTGGCATTTGTCTTGGCTTAACTTTCTTTGCTTCTTCTGGAGAAATTATCTTTTCAACAGTAGCTGCTTCAGAAGTTGGTTTTGCTTCTGGCTGCTTTATTGGTTCTTCATCTTTTTTTTTAACTGGTTCTTCCGGCTTAACAATTTCCTTGATCGGAACGCCGTCAACTTTTTCTAATTCTCCCAAGACTTCCGGTTTTTCTTCCTTGTAAAACTCAACAAAGAATTGATGAAGTGCTGCAAGTTGCCCTTCAACAACCTTAACCTTCTCGAAGTCAGCATATTTCCAGGAAGTGTTCTGGATTGCTGTCGAGCAAACTGCGAAGAATAAATCATTTAGGCGCGGCATTTTTTCCAACATAGATTTTATTTTAGTTTATAAATATTTTAATTCCCCTGCTTAAAAAGCGAGGGGTGGCCAATATTTGCTTTAAAGTTATGCCGCAACTTCTAAGCAAGGGAATGAAAATATTTTGTAATATTCCCATTATAGCATAATTTCAAGATATTAGCAATCCGTAATTTTCTTATCTAATTTTAGATAATTTCCAAACCTTAGCCAATTATATATCATCTGCGTCAATCCAATACTTGCACTCATCGCAAGCTAATATTCGCTTAGGAAGTTTATCTCCTTTGTTATTTTCTTTTAGGTTTTTTAACTCCTGTTTAGTTAATGGTTCAAGCGTTCCTGTTCTTCCAAACATTTTGCAGTCTGGGC